CGGATACATCAACCGCATCTTGTCCCATAAAGTCCGCGCATGCCAACGCCGGAACCAGTCGAAACCAAGCGCACGCAGGAGGTCAACAGGGCCAAACGCGAAGCGCAAGAGGCCGCCTCCGATCTTGCCTGGCTGATGAGCGATAAGCGCGGTCGCCGCTTCATGTGGCGACTGCTTGCAGAAACTGGCATCTACCGACAGTCTCATGTTCCCGGCGACACCCACGCTACGGCGTTTGGTGAAGGGGTTCGGAAAGTGGGGCTGACACTCACGAGCCAGTTGTTGCAGGCGTGCCCTGATCGCATGTCCGAAATGCAAAAGGAAATCCAGAACCATGTCCGACCCGACACAAACGGCTGACGCACCAGCAACCTCGACCGCAGCCCCGGTTGTCGAAGCCGCGCCCGCTGAAGTCACCACGCTGCTGACCGCCGAGACCCCCACCGAAGATGCCGCGCCTGTTGATGGTGAAGCGCCCAAGGTGGTCGAAGAAAAGCCGAAAGCCGACGACGCGGACAACCACGCGCCAGAAGCCTACGCTGATTTCACTCTGCCCGAGAACACCAAGCTTGACGATGAATTCCTCAAGGAGTTCAAGGCCACCGCGAAGGAGTTGGATCTGCCGCAAGGCAAGGCCCAGCGCTTGGCGGAGATGGGTGCAAAGCTCTCGGAAAAGAACGCCACCGCGTTCGTCTCGCAGCTACAGGCCACGGTCGATGCCAACGCCAAGGCATGGGAAGCAGCCGTGAAGGCTGACCCTGAAATCGGTGGTTCAGCCATGAATGAAAACATGGCTGTGGCAAAAAAGGCTCTGGATACCTTTGGCACACCCGCACTGAAACAGTTTTTGAATGAATCGCGTCTGGGTTCTAACCCGGAGTTGATTCGCATGCTGGTGAAGGCGGGTAAGGCAATCAGCCAGGACAGCGCAACACCGGGCCGGGCAGCACCCAGCTCAAAGTCTGACGCTGACGTTTTGTACGGCACCAAGGCTTAACGGCCAGCCAAAAAAAGGAACCAAATTATGGCAACGCTCCCAACCAAAGCTGGCGCAATGACGCTGTTCGACATCGCCTCGGGCCTCGACCCTGACGGCAAGGTCGCGCGCACCATTAACCTGCTCACGCAGACCAGTGAAATCCTGCAAGACATGCCCTTCATGGAGGGTAATCTGCCCACTGGCCACAAGTCGGTGATCTTGACCGGCTTGCCCGTCCCCATCTGGCGCAAGCTGTACCAGGGCGTGCCCCCCAGCAAGGCGACCCGCGCATCTGTGACCGACTCCATCGGTATGTTGGAAACCCGCTCCGAAGTGGATGTGGAAGCCTACGCACTGAACGGCAATTCTGCTGCTTGGCGCTTGGCCGAAAACATGCCGTTCCTCGAAGCGATGAATCAGACCATGGCTGAAACCATCGTCTACGGTGACGCATCGGTGAACTCCGACCGCTTCACCGGTTTGGCACCTCGCTATTCCAGCCTGGCCGCTGGCAACGGTGGCAACATCATTGATGCAGGTGGCACCGGTTCGAACAACACCTCGATCTGGCTGGTTGTCTGGGGTGAAAACACCATCACCGGTATTTTCCCCAAGGGTTCGCAGGCCGGTATCGAACACCAAGACCTGGGTGAAATCGACGCGTTCGATGAGATCAACAACCGCTATCGTGCCTTTGCCGATCATTGGAAGTGGAAGGCCGGTATCTCGCTGCGCGACTGGCGCTATGTGGTGCGCATCGCCAATGTGAACGTGGCCGACCTGGTGGCCCAGACTGGCACGCAAGCACAGACCGCAGCTACCGCCATTGCCAAGTTGATGATCCGTGCTCAGGCGCTGATCCCCAATCCCGGCATGGGCAAGGCTGTGTTCTATGCGAACCGCACTGTGAAGTCGCTGCTGCAAGTGGCCGCACTGGATCGCTCGCAGAACGCCCTGGCTATCCAGCCAGCAGCCAACCAGTTCGGCAACGTGCGCCCCGGCGGTGTTCAGCAAGACCTGAACTTCTTCGGCACGCCGATCCGAACTGTTGACCGCATCTTGAACACCGAAGCCCGGATTGTTTAAGACCACCCCAATCAAGGAGCAACAAACATGATCCGCGACAACCAAGCAACCTTTTCGGCGGCGCAAGCCGTCACCGCCACGGGCGATACGCCATCGACCAACAGCTACGACACCGGCCCGGCTAACCCCGGCATCGGTATCGGTGATCTGTTTTTGGTGACGAAGACAGACGCAGCCGTCACTTCCGGTGGCGCGGCTACTGTGCAGGTTGTCCTGCAAGATTCCGCCGATAACGCCACGTTTGCCGATGTGATGGTGCTGACTCCTGCGCTGGCGATTGCTGCGCTGGGTGCGAATAAGACCATTTCGCAAGCGCGATTCCCCGCTGTCTTGCGGCGCTATCTGCGCGTGGTCTATCGCGTAGGCACTGCGACCCTGACGGCTGGCACGTTCAGCTCGTTTGTCGTCTTCGACACCGATCTGCAGCAATACCTGCCTTCCGGTTTCAAGGTGGGTTAATGGGTACGCCGGGCCTTAGGGCCTGGCTTTTTTTAATCCTCCGAAAAGACACAAATGGCAAAAACTACCGACCTCAATACCGCATCCGAAAACCCCAACGCTGTCACCTCTGAGTTGCAAGCCGTTACCGTTGCCGTGGCTCCCGCTGCGGATTTGGCACCGGTGGAACCCATTGAATACGCAGAAGTCGTGCGTGCCCGCAGCAAGGGCCATTACGGCGAGATCCGCGAAGTAGGCGATGTGTTCGCCAACGACCAGAACCTGGCGACCTACCCAGAAGACCCGAACAGCTGGTTCGAAGATGCCGACAAGCCTACAGAAGAAAAGAAGGCCAAGCGCCGCTGAGCGCCAGCGGTCCCAGCCCAAGGCCGCCAGTGAGCGGCCTTTTTTATAACCAACAAGGCGGCGCGTTATGGCATCGGAAATCGACATCTGTAATTTGGCACTCTCGCTATTGGGCGAACGGGCTGAGGTGACATCCATCACCCCACCCGATGGCACGAACGAGGCGCAGCAGTGCGGACGGTTCTACCCGATGGCCCGTGATGAGTTGCTGGAGATGTTTGCTTGGTCGTTCGCCACGCGGCGCGTTGTGCTGGCCAGTGTAGATAGCGACCGCCCAGGCTGGCTCTATGCCTACACGTTGCCAACAACCTGCTTGAAGCCTTTGTCTGTGCTTGCCCAGCAAGTTCTGGACGATACCGAATCTGCGGACTTCATTGTGGAAACGAGCGACACCGGTACGCGCCTGCTGTTCACGAATCAGGAGGAGGCCACGCTGCGCTATGTGGCAACGGTGACAGACACCACGCGGTTTACCCCGTTGTTCTGCGCCGCCCTGGCGCGGTTGATGTCGGTGAAGTTGGCCGGGCAAATGATCAAGGGAACGACCGGGATGCAGATCAGCCAAGGCATGGAGAAGATTTTCATCGTAGAGCGTGCGGAAGCCATCACATCCGATGCCAACTCTGGCAGCAGCGGCAATGCTTACCGCAACCGCATCCCTGATCTGGTGGTGGCCCGTGGTATGAGCGGCCCATTGGACTACACGCGTGGACGCTATGGCCGGTAAAACGCTTCGCCGGTCTTTTGCCGGTGGCGAGATCTCGCCAGACCTGTACGCACGTGTTGACCTGGACAAGTACCAGACGGGTCTATCTCTGTGCCAAAACGCTTGGGTATTGCCGCAGGGCGCATTTCAGAATCGACCAGGCTTCCAGTACGTGCAGCGCACCAAGTATTCGTATCTGCCCTCGCGCCTGATCAACTTCTCCTACAACACGGAACAGACCTTCGCGCTGGAGTTCGGCGAAGGCTATATCCGGTTTCACACGCAGGGCGGCACGCTTCTGGAGTCGCCCGTATTCTTGGCGGGCATCACGCTGGATGCTCCGGGGATTTTTTCGTCTATCGGGACTCACGGGTTCTCTGTTGGGCAGTGGGTTCTGTTGCGTGATATTGGCGGTATGCCTGACTTGTCCAACGTGTGGGCTGTCGTGGCGAGTGTTCCCACAACAAGCACGTTCACGCTGACTGATCTTTTTGGTGACCAGATCAATACATCTGGAATGCCTGGCTACACGGGCTTGGGATCGGCATCGCGTATCTATGAGGTTGCAACGCCGTACAGTTCCAGCAATCTGGATACGCTGAACTATGTGCAGTCAGCGGATGTATTGACGCTGGTATCTCCAAATTACGCACCTGTTGAGCTTCGCCGTTTGGGCGCAACAAACTGGACGTTGCAGCCGATCACGTTCTCTTCATCCCTGTCCCCACCGCAGTCAAACGGTGCCACGCCATCGGCGATTGAGCACTTTTACAGTGTCATCGGCTTTCTCGGCAACAACATCACCGACCAATGGACCCAGCCAGGTGACGCGGTAGTGATGAACGACCTCACGATTCCAGGCCGCACCAATGTAATCAGCTGGAACTCGGTGAGTAGCGCGCTGACCTACCTTATTTTCAAACGGCAGCCGGATGGCAGTTTTCTGCAAATAGGCACATCGCGCCAAAACAATAGCTTTGTGGATGACGGCACGGCCATACCGCAAGACACCGGGTTCCCGAAAGAGCCGCAGCTGGTGCCAGCCATGGCCGTATCGGCAACAGCAATAGCACCTTTCTCTACGGGCGTGTCAGTAACACCTACTGGCGGCGGGACCAAGTTGTATCGATACGTAGTGACCTCGTACAACAGCGCTACGCACGAAGAGTCCATTGCCTCCGGTGAGGGTAGCGCATCCGGGGATTTAACCCTTTCTGGGGGGTCTATGCTGGTGCGCTGGCCCGCCGTTCCAGGCGTAAGTGAATACAACGTCTACCGGTACAGCAATGGGCTGTGGGGTTTCGTCGGTACGGCTGGATCGGATTGCACATTCACTGACAACAATATCTTGCCAGAGACGGGCATCACGCCACCCATCCAGATTGACCCGTTCCAGGGTGCTGGGAACTTCCCACGCGCTGTGACCTACCACGAGCAGCGCCGTGTGTTCGGTGGGACGGTCAACGCTCCGCAGACGCTTTGGATGACGCGCTCGGGCACTGAAAAGAACCTGGGGTATTCGATCCCTGGCCGGGCCGACGACGGTATTACCCAGCGTGTTGTTTCTCGCCAGGCAAACACCATCCGCCACTTCATGCCCATGACCGCGTTGATGCTGTTGACTTCTGGTGGGGAGTGGCGCATCGAGAGTTCGGATGGTGGCGCGCTCACGCCCAATACGTTCAGCGCCAAGCAGCAGGGCTACAGTGGGGCCAGCCAGGCCACGCCAATCCTGACGAACCGGACTATTCTCTTTGCCCAGTCACGCGGTGGCCACATCCGCGAACTGGAGTATTCGTTTCAGCAGCAAGGCTATCTGACTACGGATGTATCCATCCTTGCGCCGCATCTGTTTGACTACTACACCGTCCGGCAGATGGCATTTTCGCAATCGCCTGTGCCCATCGTATGGAGTGTGCGCAGCGATGGTGTTTTGCTGGGCATGACCTACATCACAGAACATGAGATTCGCGCCTGGCACCAGCACAAGACGCTGGGCCTGTTCGAGTCCTGCTGCGTGGTGGAGGAGGGCGATGAGGATGTACTCTATGTAGTCGTGAATCGCACGGTGCGAAGCCAGACGGTACGCTACATCGAACGTCTGCACAGTCGGAGATTTGCCACGGCAGCCGACCAGTTTTTTGTCGATTCTGGCCTGACCTATACCGGTGCACCCGTGTCGGAGGTTGGTGGGTTGCAGCACCTCGAAGGCTTGACGGTGTCAATACTGGCCGACGGCGGGGTATCTCCACCCCAGATCGTGGCCAATGGCCGGGTGAGTCTGGATGGTCCCGCATCAAAGGTTCATATTGGCCTGGCTTACGTCACGCGCGGGGCAACACTACCTATGTCACTGGAGACAGAAGCGGCAGGGCAGGGCGCGATGAAGAACATCAACAAGGTCCACATGCGGGTTCTGGCCTCTAACGGATTCAAGGCCGGGCCAGACTTCGATCATCTGCGCCCGGTTCTTACGCGAGCCGAGGAGCCATACGGTAGCCCGCCAGACCTGATTACCGACGAAAGCGCCATTTCCATGGACCCGCATTGGACCAAGGACGGACTGCTGTGTTTTGAGCAATCCGACCCACTGGGCTTGATGGTGCTGGGCATGACCCTTGAAGTAGCGAGCGGCGGATGATCCGGCAGGCCACTATCGAAGACCTTCCCAGCCTCATTGAAATGGGCCGGGCGCTGCACGCGGAAAGCCCGCGCTATCGGGGCATGGCATTCAGTGAAGCCAAGTTGATACGCCTATTCGACGACCTGCATGGAACCTTGCTTTCAAAGCCTGGCGTGTGTTTTGTTGCAGAGCGAGACGGATACGTAATCGGCATGACCGTTGGCATCATTGCCGCACGGTGGTTTTCCGAGGAACTCTTTTTGTCTGAGCTCACGATGTACGTGAAACCCGAACATCGCGGCGGCACTGCTTTCCGTAGGTTGGTGGATGCCATGGAGCAATGGGCCGCTTTGGAGAAGGTGGGCCCCCCAGTGTTCGGGGTGAGCACAGACGTTCACCCAGAGCGCACAGTTAAGGCATATGAGCGTATGGGCTACCAATTGGCGGGATACACAATGGTAAAAAATCATGGGTAGTTTGAATGCTGGCGCGGCCATGGGTGGGTTCGGTGCAGGCTTTCAAGCCGTAGGTGCCTACAACCAAGCCCAGGCGCAAAAATCCTCACTGGAGGCGCAGGCGCAAGTCGAGGCCAACAACGCCACACTGGCCGGATGGCAAGCCGACGATGCGATTGCGCGTGGAGAAACCGCTGCAGCCAGTGTGCAAATGCAGGGCGACCAAGTAAAGGGTCAGGCCCGCGTGGCGCTGGCTGCAAATGGCGTGGACCTGGGCTATGGTTCTGCGCTGCAGGCTATCACCGACACGGACTACGCCACAGCGGTAGATGTGAACCAGACACGCGCCAACGCCAGCCGAGAGGCATGGGGTTATCGCACTCAACAACGCCAGGCTACCGATCGATCAAGCGCGGCATCTTCGGGCGCGGGGCAGGTCAGTCCGTGGCTATCTACTGGCACATCACTATTGGGTAGTGCTACTGCGATTTCCTCGCGCTGGTACTCAAGCACCAAGGCGACCGGCTGATATGGCAACCGTACCACGTACCCCACTGCCGGGCGTTGCCCCCACTGCCGCGCCCAACATCCAGCTCAGCAACCCCAACAACGCGGAGCTGGCCAGCATCGGCGCGCGCCAAGCGCAGCAGTTCGGCCAGGCCGTGAGCAGCTTCGGCGGCGTGATATATCAAAACATATCGCGCGAGATTGAACAGGCCAACGCCCTGAGAGTCGATGACGCGCTAAACCAGGCGACAGAGAAGGCGCTACGGCTGCAGCACGACCCACAGGAAGGCTACACCACACAAACCGGCTTTGCTGCGCTGAACCGAGAGAGTGGCCTGCCGTTAGCCGATGAATACACGCAGAAGCTGAGCACCGACTTCGATGCTATCAGTGCGGGCCTGGGCAATGAGCGGCAACGGCAGATGTTCGCCGCGCGCGCAAACAACCTAAAAACCCAGTTCCTGGGCGGCGCGCTGAACTACGAATCGCAGCAACAGAAGGAATACACACTCAGCGTGCGCGAGGCCACGGTAAAAAACGCGGCTGACGCGCTGGTGATGAACGCGACCGATCCAGAGAATGTGCAATCTCAGATGACGCGCATTCGCTCCTCGATCATGGGTGGGGTTGATCCAGATTCCAAGGTGTTCGTGCCTGGCTCTGCCCAGATGATTGGCAAGTCTGCAGCCTGGGCGCAGGAGAAGGCCGACGAGGCCGTGAGCGG